TGCATAAACCGCTTCAACCTTAGCGATAGGATCAAATCCGCCGTTTGTTGGGTTGAAATTGAATTTATCATAAAAACGGTCTTCATCGATTGCTTCTAAGATAGGAGTGCCATCAATCATTGTATAACGAGTTTCAATGCCGATGCCGCCATCTGGAATAACAGTCATTTCAACCTTGCGTTGTAATTGAGTTGATAATTCAAGCAAATCCATTACAGCGCTACGAACATAAACAACAAGACTTCTTCGATAACGTTTTACTTTTGCGATTACGCCTTTGATTTTGGTTAAAACGTTGTTTTCAGCATAAGTAGAGATTGCGGTGGAAGAACTATATGCGGATCCTAAAGATTTGGCTGTTGTTGCGACTTTACTGAAAAAATACGCATCTTTTTCTGGAACAGCTTGTGTTCTTTGGAAAACCATTGCGACATTTTGCGCAGATGTGATGTAATTTGTTTCATCAACATCAGCTTTATCAACTAAGAATTCGATATCACGAGAAACAGACACTGTGAATTCGAAGTCTTGTTGAGTAATTTTACCACGATTCCATCCACCAGTTCTTGCGTGGTTTTTGTAACCAGAAGTTGACATTTGCGTGAAATGGAATGTTTTTGCGCCCAGCCATTTAACATTAGGCACAATGAACGGACTTGTTAAAGCCTCCTGGATCATGATTGGGAGTAATACTGGGCTGAATTGCTCAGCATAATTTAGAGTATGAACTACAACAGACATTAATTATTAGCTCCTTTCAAATTAAATTTTTTAAATGCCTTGTTTGTGCTTATTCCACGGTTTTGGATTCTCTACCGGTGCTGGATTTCCCATTCCTGGTTTTGTTGGAATACCACCTGGAATAATTGGTGCGCCGCCTCTTGGCGGTATTTGATTTGATGCTTCATCGAAGATATAAGCGTGCGTTTTCTTTAATCCCTCGATCTGTTCGTTTAAGCCATAGAATTTGCCCTCTTTGAAAGTTACCTTTGTGTTGTCAATCTTGGCCTTAAGCAAATCGATATCTTTTGCCTTATGCTTCGATAATTCGGTTTGGAAAGCGAAGTCGTATTCTTGCTTTTGGATTTTCGCTTCATACTCTTGCTTTTCTTTGGTGTATGTAGCTTGTAAATCCTCAAATTTCTTAGTTAGTTCTTCGTTGCCTTTCGCAAATTTTTTTAATTCATCAAGCTGTTTATCCCGTTCGACTATTTGATTTTTATGATCCTTAACTTGGTTGTTCACTTCATCAAATCTTGATTTAGGGATGAATTCGCCTTCACCGAAAAAATAATTCGCACCTTCTTTGAGCTTCGGTTTGATATGTTGTTCGAACACATCTTTACCTACTAATTCGATAAGTTTTTCCATAATTTTTGCTTTCTCCTTTCGTTCGCTTTTTTACACGGTGCGCCCGTGATTTGAAAGTTTGGGAGGCTATCGCTTACCAGCGAGATTTCGGGTATAATAAAAGCACCTCGTTTTAAGATGCTGTTATTATCGATTTGGGTTGGTGATTTGTCTTTTAATTTTTTTAATGCATCCTCATAATTCAAAAACACAAACTCGCTTTGATCCGGATTGTCGGGTGTTAATATGCCATTATCACCTATTTCTATTTCTTTTGTTTTACATCCTGTTTGAACAAAGATAAGCACAATTAAAAAAATAAACAGTAGTATTCGTTTCATGTTAATCCCTTTCTACCTTTCTATTTTTTAATTTTCATGATAAGGCGATATTTGCCATCAATGACTTGGCATAATGCCCACCCATAATTTTCGCCAGTTTCGGTAGGGCAGTGTATTTTTCCGTCCTGTTCCCAATTCCAGTGGCCCGCAACTCGATAAGAATATTCCGGCTTTTGCCCCCAGTCAATCTTTTCATCTTGTGGTAATGAATATATACTATCTGAGTATGGGCTTTTTGAAATCTTAAAATCATTTTTTCTTGTTAATTCAAGCATTTTAGAAACATATAGATATTGTTCAAATTGTGGATCATCTTCGATAGTTGTTTTTTCGAACTCACTTAATTCGATTTTTGCTTCTTCAATTTTTCTTGTATAGAGTTCGATTTTTTCTTCCCTGCGTTTAGGATTTTGACCTGGCAAATTGATTGCTCTATCTAAGTTCTGTGTATTTTCCTTTATTGAACGTTTGTAATTATCTATAACTCTTTGTCTATTTTCGCCATAGTTTTTTTCAAATTCCCGCAATTTTTCTAAATGTCTCAGTGCAAAATCGTCGACTTCTATGTCCTCATAATTTAACCTCGTCCCGCCATTCTCAAAAACCTTTTTTGCTTTTTCTATTTCATAATTTATTTTTTCTTGTGTCATTGGCTTTGTTATAAGTGGGTTTTCGTTTGATTGTGTTTTAACTTGAGAAAATGATTTTTGGAAAACTTCATCCTCACTAATTCTTGTCCGCCATCTATAAAATGGCCGCCCATTTCTCAATGAGAACGCTTCATAATTTTTGTTTAAATATTGCCACTTCTTACGTAATTCACTCGCTTCTTTAGTAAATCCTGCTTGCCTTAGCAATCTTTCTTCGGCCTTTAAGTTCCTAATCGTATTTTCATAATTCCTTTGCCTTTGGTCGATTGCATATTCACGCTTAATTTCTTCTTCGGTATAATCAGTCGGTGGACGGCTTCCTGGTCGATATTCGATTAAACGATGCCTGCAGTTATAGCCATTGATGATGGAATTGCCACCGTTAAGCTTTAAGACGTCCGCAAGCGGTGTGTATCTGATGCCGTTAATTGTTCCGCTTGTTCCGTCAAGGGAATATAGCTTGCCTTGATGCGGAGCGCATCTTGGGGAACAGTTCGGATGGCTTGATGTCCATACTAGCTTAACGCCATTATCAACTAAGTTCTTGACGTCTTTGAGATTAGCATCATAACGAATAGCCATCTCGACACGATTTCTTAAAGATACTTTGATTGGTTTCCCATCTTTGGTAAGTCTAGTACTGATTGGTGGATCGGCTGCGATTGCCTTCAATCCTAACTTAACGCTGTTTTCGTAACCCTCGATTAATGCTCGTCCTTTTGCGTTAAAGTCCATATAAGGCCTGAAGTTATCGATAATTTGCTTTGGACCGTTTTTGAATATTGCGTTTATGTCTAAAGCGTAAAGCGTTGTGGTTGGTACCACGGTTAAGACTTTATTACGTAAGTTGTGGTTTACAGTTTTGATGGTTTGGTTAAGTTCATAATACCATTTTTTAGCACTAACGACAAAGCCGTTCCGGATTTCTTTCTTTAGCGTTGGATCGCGAATTTTCTCACACGCTTCAGCAATCACCCTATTAAGCTGCTTTGTTAGTTCCTCTTGCGATGCGCCTTGTAAAATTGCTTGCGTGATTAGTTCCTTGATTTTGGTTGTTGCGCTCTGAAGTGCCACAATCATTGGTCCAGACACTGATGCATCAGGGCTTAAAATTTGTCTTGGTGGATTATTGTTCGTTGCCACCGCCAGCACCTTCTACTTTTTTGTCGATGTTTTCATCTGGGTTGACTTGTTGACTTTCTTCGTCTTCGTTTTCGATTTCGCTAATGCCGGTTAATTCAGGCAGATTATTAGGATTATCGAAGCTCATGCCTTCCTCAAAACGAATGCGATTAACTTCATCCATAATTTGTGTTTCGGACCAATTCGGATGAATATACCTGATTGCTGTTTCTGTTGAAGCTACACGATAACTTGATTTTGCTGCACCCCAAGTATCGATAACTTCTTTGTCTGAATTTTGAATATAGTCTGGGAATTCAATTGCGACATTGCAATTTGAAAAATCAATTTCAAGTTTGTTTAAGCCTTCTTGCTCGACACCGAATTGTTTTTGGATCCAAGCATTAAGCGAAAGCATTTGCAACAAAACTTTTTCCATAAACGGAATCCAAGACTGAAGCTTAAGATTTCGTGTTTCTAGTGTTGTCTTGTTTTTTTCTTGTTGTGATTTGTCACCCAAGTTCATTGCAACCATTCCAGGATCGCCAATCGCTAGCGGTGATAATCCCATTTTGTTAAGTGCAGCTGTAAGAAGCGTATCATATTTCTTTTGTAGCGATTCGTGCTTATCGTTGATTTCTGTCACTTCAATTTTGTTTTGAGCGTCTTGGTCGATATCGCCGGTGACTTTAACGTAGTTTGTAACGAATGGATCAAGTGGTTGTTTCTCGCCGTTTCTATTTGTTGGAATCATATTCTCTGGCACGTAGCGCCGAGGCTTATTATTCCGGATTTCTGAAACCATTTCACTAAAGACTTCATCGAGTGCATCGAAAATATTATGTGCGCCTGCATAATCGCTCGCTCCATACGGACAATTAGGGAATTCCGCATTCGGTAGTTTATTTGGCTTTTCAAATGCAAGCATACCGATTATACCTTCGAAAACAAATTCATCCTTTAGATTTGCGGTTTGTGGGATTGTTGTTAAAGGCACTTCTTTTTCGCTTCCGGTGGATTTGTCTAATGCATACAGCTTGTTAATATACATTGCGAAACCTTTTTCGTTAGTGGTGTGCGTTTCTTTGTGAACGTATAGTTTATCGCCTATCGTGTGATAGTTTTTAAAAACGATTGCAGTTGTGATGCCTCGTGTCTTAACTAACTCAGCATTAATCACGCTAGCAATCTCGAATATCGGATACTCAGATAATTCAATATCATAGCTCCACTTACCAAAAAGATGACCGAAAACTGACTCAGTAACCGCACCGTTTCTCAAGTGGTCCACAAGCTCAGTTTTCTTTTTAAGGATTTCTAAGTTCTCCGTTGCTAGCTTCGATGCTCTATCATCAATCTCATTCGTTGGCTTCCCGTTTTCGTCAGTTTTAAAAATTTCAACTCTTGAAGTAAAACCATTACCGAACAAAATAACACCCATTTTATTTGCAGCCGTATTTGGAATGCCGGTATGTCGCTTGATAACATCACCAGGAGCAGTTTGCCAAAAATATTTTAAATCGCCAGTTACTATTGGATGCGTTCCATAAAATTGTCTTAATAACCGTGGTTTACCAATAAACCAAGCAAGATTCTCTTGTACGCTTAAGGTAAATTCGAGGTCCGGCGCTATCTCGGTAAATGTTTTAAAGTGTGCCGGATTGAAGTTTGGTGTTTTGTCTTTGCCGGATTCTTGAAGCATTAGTAAATCCCTCCTTAATCGCTCTAATCGCCTTTCTCGAAACCAATCTCTAATTCCCATTTTAGATCACCTCTTTCGATGCTTTCATGAGTGCTTTCATGTAGCGTGTTTGTGCATATTCATCGCTGTCAATTAAGTCATTTAGCCATTCGTTCTTATCTTCTCGCTCTTCGCCTTCTTTTCCCTCAACCCATTTTGCAATTGAATAAGCTTGATATAATCTTTTGGCGAATGCCGAATCGGAATTAAAAAACGACCGTTTGGTCGCAAATAAAACGATATTCATATCAATGCGCTCTTTGATCGTAGCTTTATAAGATTCTGCGACTTCTGGCTCGCCCATTCGCTTAAAGTCGCCTTGTATATCACGGATGAAATTCGCTTCTGCTGAGTCGATGAAAATGCCAGTAATTGGTAAATGCTTATACATTTGGCAAAAAGCAATTAGCTTCTTTTTCTTTTCCTCATATCCTAAGCCTTGAAACTCCCATCCATCAACAACCATTGTTTCAGAATTATCGTGCTTAAATGCACGAAGCGAAAATGAGTTCTTCGCACGCCCGGCTCCAATATCGACACCGATTGTGTACTTAAACCACTCTTCAGATTTAAATGGTTTAAACAGCTGTTCGCTCAAATAATCAAGATAAATAAGCTTACCAGGTGCGCCACGCTCGCCAAGAATTTTAATCGTGTAGTAATAACTGCCAACGGGATATATTCTAGATGCCGCCTCAATCTTCTCAGGTGTCATGATTGGATTATGCTTCATCGTGAAGTGCATATAATACCATCCGGCTTCTTTTTGCACTTTGTCCATATCGGCTCTAATTGATGCAGGTGCTTCACCAATGATCTTGCAGCGGTTGATATATTTTTCATAAATCCAATGTGTCGGCACATCGCCATTCATGGTCCAAAGCGTTAAAGGCCTATTTGCGCTTGCTTGACGGGAGAAGCATTCATCGACAAATTGTTCTGATGCGGTATTTACTTCATCGACCATGATAACACCAAGTGTTTTACCTAAAATCTTTTTCCATTTGTTGGCATTCACTGTACCGGCTAAAAGGATCTTTTTCTCTCTTGGTCTTCCGGGTAAATCACATTTACAAGCGATGTAAAAACCTCCGATTTCATCCCTCGTTATTTTTAAATATTCAGGGTAAATATTTAAAAGACCATCGAATCCATCTAAAATATTATCGTTGATGGCATCTAAGTCTTGCGCCGCAATCAAATGCATCTCTTCGTCACTATCTTGCACCGCTTCAAAAAAAGCATTTTTAATATCGACCGTTTTGCCTGAACGTATTGTACCCTCGCCCACCAACAATCGGGTTTTAGGTGATAAAGCAATCGTCATGACATCGAGAAAACGGTCGTTAATAATCAGTTTCTTACTCATCGTTAAAACCTTCAACTTTGCGACCGCGAATAGCGTTAAGGATTTCTTCGTGCTGAGGATTGATTCTTTCGGTCGTGTCTTTAATCTCAACCTTGTCAGTGAACAGACCGTAACGCTTCATCAGTTGTTTGGCCGCAGATAATCGTTCTTTAAGACCTGCGGGCTTGTTGACTATTCTTGCTAGACTGTAACCGTCGCCTCTGCCTTCTGTTACAACAACAGGATCTTTGACCTCGCCGCGAACAACTGAAGTAATAAATTTCAACACCTCATCTGCTGTTGCTATCTTCTTATCTTCTATTTTTTTGAGTTGTTCATCGATTGCTTGTTTAATATATAATTTTCTAAGATTGTCTGCGCCGCATTGTGCCGCTGTTTTCTTTGAATACCCCGCTTTAATGGCTGCGTCCGTTGCATTTCCACTAATAATATAATTATCTATAAAGCGTTTTTGCTTGAGTGTTAGTTTTTTTTTACCGGTTTCAGTATCCGGCTTCTTTTTTTTCTTTTTAGGCTTAATCTTATTCTTAGCAACTGTTTTTGGCGATGCCTTAACGATCTTTTCTAAATAGGTGTTATTATCAATGTTTGCTTTATTAATATCTTTATCTTTATTCATAATACTACTTTTATTAATAATAACCCCCTTCTATATATTTTTTAAATATTTATATTAATAATGGTTTGAAAACAAAAAAAATACCTATCAGCTCACCGCATATTTAGGTATTTTAGAAAATGAGGATAATTATGATGTCATTTAGGAGATCAGCAAATGCATGAAAGCGTGTTTGAAAAGCACATACCTTTTCACTTTACATTATAACACGCTTGACTTTTTGAAGCGGTAGGTTTTTGGTAGGATGTTATATCTTGGGTTAATTTTCGCTTAATTTCAGAGCTAATTTCCTTTATGTAAATGTGCGAATACCCCGTTTCATCGGCAATATCTTTTAACTTCATGCCCTTGATAAATCTCAAATTAAACACCGTCAGCTCCAAGTCATCGTCAAATAAGCATGCCATTTCTTCGGCTTTTTCTGCTAGCTTGTCCAATTCTTGTTCGATGGTTTTAACGATTATTTTTTCATTTGCTATCCAAGTTGAGAGTTCTGCAATTCGCTGATAGATTTCTGTTAATGGCGGTCTAGTATATGATACTTTGATTTCGCTTGGATCAATAGCTTTTATATCTTTTGGGCCGTTATCATAGACTAAAGTATCTAATTCCTTTTGCCAGACTTTAATTTTGGATTTTGCGGCTGCGAGGGATAACTTTAAATCTCGATAGGTTTTGAAAAAGTAAACGTTGGTATTGATATTTTCTACAACGATAATTATTGCCTCCTTTTTCGAAAATAGTAAATAATTGACTTATATTCCCTTATATATAATAATACGTTCCGTATTGCATTTTAATTAGCCTCCATAAAATCAAATATATTAGCTTGTCCTCTTAATGAGGCTTCTTGTTTTTCCTTTATGTAATCATACTCAAACTTATTTAATGCATAATCAATTCTTGCGATTGCTATTTGACAATATTTTTCTTCTAAATCAATGCCAAT